ATTCCACTACGCTTCCTATAGGCTTGCAGGGCCTGAGAGGGATGAATCTGGCCAGCCCAAGTCTCATTATCTGTCAAAACGATAAAGGCATCCACCTCAAGCTCATGGCAGGTAGCATAGATCATTGGCAGGGCACAGTCGGTGCTACCAAAGTTATTATGTCTGGTCACCTTCAGGGCGTCAGTGAGGCGCATGTTTGGGGTAATGCCAAGATCAATAAATCCATCCATTGCATCCCGCTGCTCGTGCTGCCTGAAGTAGCGTCCACCCTGTGGGCCAGCCGTGAAACCATGGATGAAATAGTTCTTCTCCGTCTTGGCACACGCTAGGGCCATTGCAGCGGCACCCTCAGCACAGCTGATTGGCAACCCACCGCATGGACTGCTCATGCTGCCACTCACATCAATACCAAACATCAGCCGCTTACCAGTGGGTTCTATGTTCTTGAAGCACAGGTAGAAGGTATCATTGAGGGCATCCACCACAGCGGGCACCACATCCCACTCACCCTTACCTCGCAACCCCCGACCACTCTCGTAGGTCTTCATAGCAATCAAGACCTGGATTGGGTGGAGGCGAGCATTTTTTAGGGCTACCTCGTTATGTAGACGTTCCACCACTGTTGAACTAGCTCTACTGAGAGGCTTCAACAGCCCAACCTTACTCATGTTGCCAAGGTTACGAATCATAGCCTCTGGGGGCATCCTATCAAGCAACGCCTCCCACACCTCAGGCTTCGTGAGAGCTTCGGTGGGGAGCATTTCCCTACTGAGGTTGTTATAGCGAATGTTATCTACTATAAAATCAACATCCCCACTATGTTTCACGTTCTCGAATGCAATGATGACATCCGATGCTAGGTTGGGATTACCCTCAGACGAGAACCCATCCACTACCCACTTATAGACAGCATTCCTAGCAGGATCCTTTGTCTTCGGATGACTCAGCCTTAGGGCATCCGCATTGCTCCAACCATCCCTGCTCTGATACTTGACAACCTGATACGCGAGCCTACCCAGTGGCTGATCGTTATACCATGAGGCTACCGCCCTTTTGAGCCCTCTACCCCACCCTCTGAGCCCTTCAACGTAAGTGAGGAAGTGGAATAGATGAGTGGGAATACGACACACCTTGCCCAAATTGGATAGAGCGAGCGCCCGGGTCTGATCATCCCCAATAGACGCAGCGAGAGCCAGAGCAAAAATTGCAGGATCATTCTTCGGGGCCCTTCCGCCATCACTTATCTCCACAATTGTCTTGACCACCCTTGGACCATCAGCCTTGATGGCTGCAATCACCCTGAGAGCGCTCTCCTTTGTGAGCTTCCTCTCACTCACATAGTAGGTGCCACCCTCACTCCCAAGCACCAAGAAACGCTCCAGGGCTTTGAAGTCATCCAGCTTGTAGACAAACCCCCCGGCGCTGTTTTCCACCTGATCAACAAGTGGAATGGGCTCGCTCTGTGGGGTGATCTTCGTGTTGAACGAACTATACGGACTTGTGCTCATCTTCTGTTCCTCTGATGTTCTTTCCACCACAACTTTAGTTCCTTACTGACATAACTATCATCGTCTATATTCTGCATTGCCTCACACAGCAGGCGGGTGAGTTTGTTAATTTTAGCTTTGTACTTACTTATAGTTTCTTCTACGATTCCGTAGTAAGGATCATCTAAGTCGTTGTCATAGCAAGGCATTAGGGTCTCGCCTCCTCTTTGTTTTCAACCCTCAACATCTGCTGAACCAGTTCCTGCCATCCATCTGCGCGCCTGTGACCAGTGATGGTACCATTAGCAATAGTTTTGGATCTTTCAGGCGTCCCATCTCCAACCATCACTTGGTACTCATAGTCACTAACTGGTGCTAGACTGCTGATGTTTCTAAGAACTATGATTAGACTCATCTTGACCTCAAAATGGTACACCTAGCTGGACTCGAACCAGCAATATCAAACTTAGGAGGTTTGCGCCTTGTCCATTAGGCCATAGGTGTAAAAGTGGTAGACCCACTAGGACTCGAACCTAGATCTTGCGCCAATCTAGCGCCATGCCGGGGTATAAGTCCGGTGCTTTACCAATTAAGCTATAGGTCCAAATCTTGGGTAGGACAAGTTTTCGAAAGAGGACTAGTTATTAGATAACCCTCCGTCTTCGGTCCTTCCCGTTTCAATGAACCGTCACCTCATCTTTAGGAACAGACTTCGGTCTCGGCCTCAACAGGTAGCCATCCCAGATAGCCTCCCGATCCTGCTTTCCTAGAACTTCAATATCGTAGTCCTTAATGAGGGACCCACCCGGAATCGCTGCACTATCATATCTGGCATCCAGCATCGCCGCAGTCAGGGCGTGCTTCCTGCCCACCTCTTTGCGGAACTGGTCATCCTTGGAACACTTGATCTTGGCCTCACCCATTAGGGTGAGCTTAGGCTTCTCCTCACCATTCACTTCAACCAAGTAAAGCTCACAGTGCGTGAACCTAATCCCATGATACTTGGTGTACTTGAACGTAATCCCGATGATCCTCCCGTCCGATAGTTTGACTCTAATCATAGTTTGTCCTTATAGTCTTTCGCGTACTCTATCACCTCATCTTCGGTGTCGAAGCCCACGAAGCCATCGTGAGTGAATGTTACTTTGTTTATGAAGGAAAACTTGTGTTCCTTTTTGTGAGTGGTACAGACGTACCCAGTGCATCTTTGCTTATTACCAGCAGTTATCTTGGCAATAGCTTCATCTATAGTCATCTCACATCCTCAAAGGGCAAACAAGATATCATTGCCAGCATCTTTACCTCTGAAAGGATAACGCTAGCGATTCGGCTCGCCTCACACTTTAAGTGGCGACAGCGCTAGGAATCGAACCCAGCTCAGTGGTTTTGGAGACCACTTCCCTCCCAGAAGGACACTGCCTTAATCGTGGACAAGTTTATGATCTGGGAAATCTACAAGGTAACCCAAATCTTCGGCCCACATCTCTTTTATTCAGGCATATTTAGAAGCTGAGAAAGTAGAATAATTACAAACACAACCAACACTATGACAAGTAGGATAGAATAGAATGTCATCTAGTCTCTCCGAGAAATGACAAACCCACAGTATCTTCATAGATGTAAACTTCTACATCCTCAGGATTATAGGAACTGTACTCAATCCTGACCTTCTTGTCAACGATTTCAGGGTGCTCCCTATACTCATCCAGAATGCGCTTAATCAGATCACGATATGTCATCTTATTATCTCAATAGAAAGGAACGAACAAGGTTCGCGCTGGGCTTTCGTTTGCTTGGATAACCCAACACATCGGCTCGCTCTCGATGTTGCCCGACGGGAATCGAACCCGCAACTTTACGCGATCACAACGCGCCCCAACAAACCAGTAGTTGGCTCGGGCAAACTTTCACTCCTCAACGAATTGAAATGGCTCGGGTACTTCACAAGTGAAAAATTCTACTGTGGGATCACTTCTGAGAAACCTACCACAGTAACACTTCCCGTTACCGGAGTGACAGAAGTCCCAATCGTCAAAGAGATTGATTATAAGTATGGTTTTCATGCTTTCTCAACCTCATCCACTCGCCCGCCCTCATCCTCAAACCTCATCTGGTCCCAGTCATCTGAGGGAGGATCATTCTGTTCAGGCACCTTCAGGGGAAGCTCCAACTGCTTGTGCTCGGGCTCATCTTTCAGTTCTTCCAGCCTCATCAGGGTTTCCTCTGAATCTCAGCAATCAGGCTCAAGATTGCAATGATGGCCAGAATTATAGTTAGTCCGATCATTTAGACAGTCCTCCAAGATACCCTGTCTGGTATGTCCTCACCCTTTTTGACAATGTATGTGATGTCATCAAGGCATTTGAGGCACCACAACTGCCTGCCCTCATCACGAACAAATACCAAGACTGTTATCTCACAATCCTTGGAGCATTTGTCGCAGTAGTTGGTCATGACCCTATTTTTCCCATTATGATTAGGATTGCAATTACCACCAGGACAAGTACCAGTACGCCCGTATCCATTAGATAGCTCTCCTACGCTGCTTAATCCCAGGTGGCCACCTCAACCCCCTACGGCCAGCCCTACCAACTCCACCACTGTGCCCACCTTGCCTACTCCTCTTGCTGCTCAACCCGATGGTGAACACCTTAGTGCCTTGTGGGGGATCAACTCCAGTACGCCGCAGGGTACGGCCAGGTTGGCGATACTTCTCTTTGAGAGGAAATTCGATCTCCATCACTTTTCCATCTTCGACCTACCACACCCTGTGCAGCGCCAATAGTCGCCCTTCTTATTGGGCCACTTACCATCCTTCTTTGTGGCATTGTGGACCCTCATCCCCTGCCCATACAGCTTGTCTTGGCTGCATGGTGGACAACCGGGACAATACTTGATTGTGGTCATCGTGGTTGCTCCCATTGATTGTTTTGGTCATCTATAGTATCCTTGGTGAGACCTTTTCTTTCTTCCAAATGCAAATGTATACACAAGTACTGAGATTGCAGTAATCAGATATACAAATATCGAGAACCAAGCTACCAAAATGGTGCTCTCACTCATCTAGGTTGCTCCCAAGGGGCCAGCTCAACCACACTGGGAGCTGAACGCCTCATCCTCTTCTGTCTATGTCTAAGTCCACGCCCGCGCTCCCTGAACCACTGCACCACCAGCTCAGGATGCAGGCACAACCCCTCAACTGCAATCTCACGCTCCAAACCTCTCAGCTTGGAGGTGATGATGCGAATGGCGTGGTCTCTACACATAGAGACCACCAGGAATATCATGTATCCTGAACACATCTGTTAGTTGTTGATAAAGGCGATCCTTTACAGAATAACTATTGACGCTGGTTATTGCACGCTGTAATGCTACTGCCTCATCCACCGTCAACTCTATGACAATCTTAGTAATTGTAGCCTTGACTTCAGTTTCAGCTCTTGCCTTCATGATCTTTCACCAATCCTCATCACTATCTGGGAAAGCCTTGGTCTCAACCGCAAAACATCTACAATCAACACAGAAAGCAGGCCACATATCACCAGTGTAACCAATAAAAACCCTATGAGGCTTACCTGTTGTGCAGGTTCCCTCAGCCAACTCTTGGCTGGTCCGCATCTTGGTGTAATCTATCCTCTCCTCATCATCAGCCGCGCCTGCGCTGATTATTTTCTCAACCTCATCGGCTGTCTTTTCATCCATTTGAGTCCTCCATCATCAATTCCTTGATGACATCAAAGGCTGCTATGACCTGATCAACAACACCAGGATTACTACTAGCACGATTACCTGCAACATTAATCACTTCATAGAGATTCACTAGACGCCTGATGGTATCTCTATCAGGGTTAGGGATGAATTGCTTACGAAAATCCTTACATGCCTTCCTAGTACACCAACACCCTGGTGTTGCTAAGTTGCCAAACCAAAGCGTGACATTCCCTTCCTGTACGTTGGCTCTAGTCCTGGGCGGGTAGGTGTCCATGCTAGACTCCCTCAACCCATAGATTGACACCAGTTCAGGATTCACGCCGTCCTCAATCTTACAACCCTTCGGGCAGGTGCCACCAGTATCTAGTCCTAAAGCTTTGGCACAGAACAAGGCTGTGAAGTCAGCCCCGGTCTGGCCACCACTAATTACCTTTCTGAGCTTCACCTGTTAGTTCCTTCATCAACTCCAGGGCGTCCTGAGCCTCACGTCGCAGTGCAGTGCTACTCTGCCCCTTAGCCTCAGCACTCTGTGCTTGCCAAGTTAGGGTAATCACCCTATCATTCAACTGCCACAGCAACTTTCTAGGATCAATCTCACGGGTCGGCGCGTTGAAGTTCCTCATATGGTTTCGCCTCTGTGCCGTAGAGTTGGTAATTCTGTTCTCGCTCTAACCTTATTAGAGATGCCCTACGTTCGCGAGTCATCTCTATTCCTTCTTCCTTGTCGCTGTAGGCCCAGTCCCAGATGACTGCGAAGGGAATCGCCAGTAGCAACAGCAATCCAACTACCTTAGTGGTGGTGTTCATCTACGCGATCTCTTTGGTTTTGGCTCTCTGATTGGCTAAGGTTGAACCAGCATCCAGACCATGGGCTATGATCACGGCGGCGAGCCAACCCTTCACACGGCACCATTCCCAGGCTTGCTGAACTTGCTAACTTCCTGCTTCACCAACTGATCAAACCCTTCCTTGGTGACTCCAATCTCCCGCACAATCTCACTCCCATGCGAGACGACCTCATCGCCATCAGCATTCCAGTTGAGATACGTACGCGGGCGGGTCTCCACCACAACCTTGATCATCTTCTCCCGAGGCTCACTCACTTTGCCGGTGACTGCGCAGATGAACATGACCTTCGCCTTTCTAAATGTGAGGGTAAATTGTGTTGATGAACTGCACGAATGAGATCACCAAGACAATTCCAGCCAAAACAAGTAGTATCAGCAGGGTTATTGAGATCCAATCCATCAATCACCCCTCCTTACTTGTATTGACCTTCGCCTCCAACTTTGCTAGTTGACGCTTCGAGCCCCCACGCTGCTTGATGTCAGCAAGCTGCTGCTGTGGGGTGAGGGTGCGCCACGCCTCGTTACGCTTCTCGCCCTCAACGCGTTTCTGATGCTTAGATTTCACATATACCTCCACTGTTGCATCAATCACTGGCATGATAGCCCGCATGAAACGACGATGACAATCCCAGCAGGGACTTTCATCACAATCCTTGTGTGGGTTTAGCTTCATGATCTAGTCCGCGAAGCTAAAGTTGTAGCCTTCCAAGAGGCCAAGACGCTTTATTTCGGCCTCGCGCCACTCGTCATCCATCTGATCGTCGTCGTTCGTGACGTATAACTGATGTATCGTTTGGTTACATTTGTTTCCTGCGGGGGTTTCCATTTTTGTACTAAGAAACGTCTGGCGGTCAAGAATCCGTTCCCTCGGCACACCCTGTGCGAGAGCGGCGAAGCCCATGCAGCACATGAGGCCATCCTCACTCAGGAGATAGCTCTCGTCAGATCCCTGTCCCCTGAACCATTTGGAACGCTTGACGACCACATCAATGAGCTTATCAGTCATACCACCCCTCCATCACGTAGCGTCTAACTAACAGCCACCAAAGGGTGCCACCAATCAGACCCGCTGCCACAACCGATGTGACGTTAGTTGAGTGATGCGAAATTACTCCGCTGATTATCCATCCACAGGCGAAGCCAATCACTGCAGTCACCCAGAGGAGAAATTGAAACATCATCTTAGCCTCCTAACGCTGCCACCACTGCCCAGATGCGAACATCCACACCATGATGGCCCACAGGGCGGCCCAAGGTATGAGGAAAGCCAAGATCATCGTTGTCATCTCATTTCACCTGCGAAGCAAGCCACTCCACAATGTAGAGTCTGGGAGCAAACCAAACCATCAGGAATGAATGCATCATACTCAGTGGTGGTAAAACCCCAATAATCGCAAATATCGCCGTCCCAATAAAAGCACCAACTGTTATGTCTCCCTCCAGCTCTTGACCAGCTGCCACACATCGATTGCGAAATACCCAGATCTTATAAAGCGCGACAGCCCCAAGTCCAGTGACTAACAACGCCGCACCCATGTAAAGCGATTCCTCAGCCCTGCCTAAGGTAATTTTCTCCTGTACTAGCAATGGTACCTGTCCAGATGCCCAAGCAGCCGCATCCTGTGCGTTCTTTAGGAGTGCTGCAAGCATCTGTTGCAGTTGCTCAGATAGTTTTGGATCCATATCAACCTCAACCTTTGATGACTAGCGTGGCGTCTGGATGCTCAATGTAGTCGTCCACATAAACCGTGGAAATTGCACCAGCACCATGCAACCCATAAGTTGCAATGTCCTCTGTTCCCTGCGGGGGTAAGGCAACAACATGATTATAAATTCTCAGAAAAATCCCAGAGAATCGAGGACCAGCGTGTCCGTCTAATATCCCTGAAAACACTGTACCGAGTGGAATGTGGTTCACATATTTCCTCTCAGAGATGGGCTTGGCATACTCGCGCACAATCTTCAACATGACTAATTCCTCACAATACTCCACCACCTGAGATCATACCTTCCACGCTTCCCCTTCCGGCGCTTGGTAAGCTCCGACCTCAATATGGTAACCAACCACACTCCACCGTTAGAACGAAGTGTTACGTAACGGGACGGCATCACTAATACCTCTTCAAAACTTTCGCGTACTGGTCAACCACACGCTACCCATCCCTGCAACACGCTTCCCTTCTGTGAGGGGCATCATCGTGTTTATTAGGGCCTAAGCCTTGTCCGTTGTGTACGCGAAACTCTAGAAAAACGAGAGGGTGCTGCTCGGTAATCTGTGCGAATCCTTACTGACAGAGAACCGACCAATCATACACATGCACCCTCAACTGAAAGGGAACCACCAGCACAATAATCATATTTTGATGCTATCTCCACATGACGGGGGATGCTGGCGGTCTTTGGTATTTATTACCCCCGTTACTAAAATGGGAACCGTCCCTCAACCTATCCACTAGGGTTGCTGCAGAATTACAGCATCGGGCCTTACCCGAGGTTGGGTGATGCTCTCTCGCCTCCCAGCACCCCACACGATGCGTATCATCATGTAAGGTACAACGAGTGTTACTGTCCCCAAACTCACAAGCTCAACTGACCCACTGATAACTCCCAGGTATCCCCAGGGTTTCCGGTAGCTGGTTGCGACCCAGCATTTCTATACCCCCAGTAGGTCAGTTCAACTCGTGAGCCTCAAATCTGATTACTCGCACGAATGAATGCAGCAATCTTGTTAAAACTATTACCAGCGTCATTCATGAAAGCGAGTTTAAATGCAGTATCTGAATCCAAGTTCCAGCGTTCCTGATAGTAGGTAATCCAGACTTGTATTGCATTAGGACCAAGAACACCATGAATACCCCATAGGACTTCCTTAGGAGTCTTACCAACCTCAGCTAACACACCGAGGCAGCAGTATTTCCCCTCATAATGGAGTCTGTCTTTGCACTGCTTGTACTTTCCAGACTCCAGAGCCTCAACCCACTTCAACTTCAGTTGTGGATCCAACATCACTCACCCCTTATCTGACGTTCCTGGACTCCAACGCAGCAACCATACGCCTCACACCAACCGAATTCATGCTGTGTATACGCACTATTGGTGGAATATGGTTGTTCTCAATCATCCACATCACCAACGTATAACCATCCTCAGCGTGTGGGCAATGATTGTAGTATGTTGTTTCAGGTGTGACCATATCACCAACATGCTCACCCTTCTCAACACAACTCACACATGCACCCATGTCATGATCAAGTGATACTTCAGTGATATCATCTCTCATGAGGTAGGCTTTGGCATCCTCAATAGTGCGTGCCAGCATCCACCCATCAGGACACGGGCGCACGTCGTCTACAAAGATCTTCATTCTTAGTTCACCCTCTCACCAACAGGTGTATCACCGATGCGAGAGACTGGGGAGGTTAAGACAGTGCGTGGCAGCTTGCCCTCAACCAATACCATCTCAACATGCATCCCCACACCGATATGGTTCACCTTGATCATCGATCCACCCCAAGTGGAACCAACAATTCTCGCAATTGCTGGAAACCACTGATGGTTGCCCTCAACATCCCACAGACCATCATCCCTACGGGTGGCCTGATAGCGGGTGTTTCGAGTCCACCACACCACGCTAACGCCTGGACCAATGGTATTTAAGTCCAAGTCATTCAGACGTTCTGGATCGTCCAAGTGGTGGTTGATGTCATCCGACAGGTTCGGGTGTCCCATTTGTTAACCTCCACACCAAAGGGGCTACAAGCATACTACCCTAAGGGGCGTCTCTGCCTGTAGTCCCCAGCTGGTGTCGTCGGCGCTAGTCGTAGATCAGAACGATTGACTCACTCGGTTGTGGCTGCGGTGCCGGAACGCCGTCGAGTATCTGCACAATCGACTCGAACAGCGACCACAAGTACAGAATATCCATGCTATCACCTTCCTTTACTCCAAACTAGCTCACCTTGGTCGCATCAAAACCGACCGTCCTGAACATCGCGATCAGGTCGATCTTGTCCTGCGGTGTGAGTTGCTTCACCTCATCCGCGAAGTCCTTCAACCCTTGACCGGGCTTCAGGCCAAAGAACTCCCTGCACGCGCCGATGAACGATGTCTGCTTCAGGTTGAGAGCTTGAGCGTTCAATTCATTCAAGTCCATCATTGCCTCCCTTTTGAGCTAGTCCAACCACTTGTGGTTCAGCCTTCCTCAACCACTTGTTGGTGACTTCTGAGATGGGAATGCGATCGCCCGAATCCAGATCGAAGGCCGTCTTCGCCCTACGGCCATTCACGAGTGCCGCATTGCCATAGGTGGTCTCATAGATGCCACGCTTACGGCCGTTGTCGAACTTGTCACGCTCTCTCATCTCAACCCTCCTGTAAGTGAATTCTCAATGGATCGCTCAGTATAGCGCGTCCGCTTATAGTGTGTGGCTAGTTACACTTAGCAGAGTAAGCACCCTCGCCATAGGGCCTGAGCGATCTATTCAAAACTCACTTTCTTACTTGCATCCACAAACGATCTCCAAACCTGCTCATCGCCCCACAAGCTATGAGGCTCCCACGTACCCCTATGCGAGCCCGACTGAGCAGCACACCTCACCATATCTGAACCAACCTCACCCGTTGAGCGCCCCCTACCAATCCACTTCGCACTATCACGCCCCTTGACGTATCGTGGTGTGTCCTGATCCTGTGGCCGCCCGTGGAATGGCTCTTTCTCGATGGGCTCAGTGCCGTTGCAATGCCCACACATCGACTTGGGTAGGCCCGTATGGTAACACTTCACTTCACGCCTCCTGGCTCACGAGCACATACGTAAGACTTCGGAGATACCTCAACGCCTGCTCACGTGCGTCCCTGCGATGGTATGCCCACACTTGGATTGTGTGTACGATGGTATCGTTACCCTTGGGCTTGATCGTCACCACGTAACGACTGAGCTTTGATTTCGCCATCACCTCACCTCAGGCCCGCATCTCTGCGCGAGCCTTGTAATCCTCGCGCTTCCCCACAACGGCCACGTTGAACGCAGATTCAATTGCCGCATCGGCATTGTCAGCGACCACGCCAAGCACCGTGAAGGACGTAAGCTCATCCACCACGGATTCGATCAACACATCCCACCTCATCACGCACCCCTTTCAGTACCACAACGCCTACATTGGGCCGTTGCTGCACGGTTGACAATCACCACATCGTGGCTAACTCGCATCTCACACGTGTTGCAGTGTAGTTGGTGCCTCAACACGATGGGCGTACGCTCAGCTTTACGCTGTTTGCAGATCGGGCAGCCGTGCCTCATCGTATCGTGCTCAATCTCACAGTGACACCTTGGGCATGTCACTAGCGAAGCTAGGGCACCTACGCGTGTCCAGTTCATGGCGCACCTCAACCTAGTTCATCAACCGCGAACCCATGCGTGTGTGCATGAGATACCACGCAGCCCACACCGCAACCTCATCCGCGCCATCAACCACAAGGTATCCCATGGGTGACGCGATATGAGCTTTCAGAACTAGCCTAACCAACTCAACCGTAACCGGACTGTCAATCATTTGACACCCTCTGTCCACTATTCTGGACAATGGCACGATTGTTGCCGTTGAGGTGAGAGCGTAGGGTGTGCTGTCCCCTACGCTACGGCCCTACTTCGTGAACTTCGCGATCGCCGATGCCGCCCTTGCGAGCTTATCGACGTTGTTGAGCATTCCGAGTGTGGACTCTTGTCCAAGTTCGAATGCTGCGCGCTTCTCCGATGCGAGACGCTCTGTCTCTTCCCGCTTCTTGCTGTCGGCGTTTGCCTTGCGCTCGGCCGCGATGCCCTTGACTTTCAGGTCTTCGGCTTCGTTGATCGCGTCGCGCTGCACGTATAGCGATGCCGTGACCGTGACGTAGTGACCGTCGCCTATATCGACCATCACCTTGCGCCGCGCGTTCACGAGTACGACGCCCGCTTTGTTGAAATCTTCCGGCACGATAGCCGTAAGACCTGCGATAGGTAGCGACACGATCTCATCGCCTACGGTTGTGATGTCGATATGTGTGTCGTTGGCGCCTAGCACGTCTGTCTTCGCCTTCTGTCCGTATGCCATTGCTGTAATCCTTTCTGGACGTTTACGCCCATTGCCTATGTCCTACGCCTAGGCTTGCGTGTGTGTGTGTGTGCGCGCTTCGTTCCGCCGTCCTAGAGAAAAATCGCCGATGCCGCCCTGTTTGCCAGGCCGGTGCCAAATGGGTTAAAATGCTGAGCCAATTGAACTTAGCTGTGGTCGAGTTAGAACAGCCGAGCTATGGAAACTGACTGCTTTCGCTACTTGAATGGTCGAGCCAGATCGACCTAAGTTGTTTGAAATGTGCATGTTAAGATACCTGTATGGATCTATTGCAGAGCTTCTACCCTACGCCTATGCCATGCCGTTCTGCTCTCGCTGCCAGTCGAATGACGAATCCAGCTCAGCAGTGAGGATCGAACGGCCGCCAGAATGCCCCGTAATCGCGCCAGAATGCCCTACGTTTGACGAGCACTAGGCTGCCAATACCCTACTGGCGGGTAGGGCGAAAGTGAGGCGAAAGTAGGTGCCTAATGCGGACCTTCGCGAAACTTTCGGCGAATAGGGCTATCGGTGCTGTAAGTCTCATGGGCTGTACGAGTTACGCCCCCTGCTGACACCATACACCTATGCCCATACCGCCCATATGACACGAGCTGACTCAGCAGTACATGATGGTACACAAGCGCTCAGAACAGTACTCCCTACACCTTTAGCGTACTCTCTGAGCCTAGGGGTAGAAGCACGAGTGTGGGCGGCCTGACTCTAGCCGCCACTACCTGACAGCCACCATATGACTCTATGGTACATGGGGGGACCCCCTCTGACTCTTTGGGACTCCTACCCCTCTTGGAGTCTTTGACAGTAAAATTTTATTAGAATATTGAATGGATGAGCTGGTGCTGACATATACGTCTAGTATATATATAGTAAACGAATATGTCACCAGCTGAGCTAGCTTTCCTACTTGACACCCATCAAAAGTTGTGTTATCATGTCGCCCATGGATTTAATCTGTACAGTCATACTCATCCCTATCCTCGTCTACATCTATAGAGTTATGGAGAAGTAAGTGTTCCTAACCTGTGTCCTAGTGATAGCATTCGCCTGTGTAGTCTTTCTGGTAGCTGCTATTACTATGGCAGTAGCTCATCTATACTATGACTTCTACCACCAAGAGACAGGTCATTTATTCAATGATGACCCCTACTTCAGCTGGTTATTCCCACCTGAACGTGATGAAGACAACAATAAGTAGTATATACTTGACAAGTACCTACTATATGTGCTATAATGTCTGCACCTAAATTATAGTACTATAGAGCTTCAAGCCGCCCCATCTATCGCAGCACCACTGCCAGCCAGTCTGGTCCCCCCTTGGAGCGCGTAAGTGGGCAAATTTTTGGGACTTGGTTAAATATCTAAGTTGGCGGCAACTAATCCCATTTTAATATGCTAGCCTAACCTTAGATGGTAACATGAGACAGTCAATCATGGGTCTAGCTCCAATGCCCCACCGATATAGCCGGTAACCTTTCACATACTTGGGTGGATAGCCCAGGGTCATGTAGGTCATCAGGTGTGATGCCTGAGCGGGGCGCCATTTTTGAGGTGCCTCACTAGACTGGGGTTAAATGGCATGGATGTCAGCCTCACCATTCTTGAAGCAGCTGGGGGGTCGTTATCCTCGGACGCTCATAACGTCCTATAAGCCGGTTAGACTCCGGCAGTTTGCAACCACCTTCATATAATTAGGATAAAGTTAATGTCCATCCTAGACTTTATAAGTTCTCTTTTTAATTATCGCATTGGTTATCGCAGAACTTACACGGTCGTTCCTGGTGATACACTGAGCAAAATCGCCCAGGACTATTACGGCGACGCTAATCAGTATCCCAAGATCTTCAATGCTAATCGTAATATCCTCTCAGACCCTGACAAGATTCAGCCAGGTCAGGTATTGAAAATACCTAGGTAATTTATCTCACTAGTTCAGTAATCCCACCTTGACTCCATCCCAGGACTTAGACCAATTTTTACACTCTCAAATTCAAAGGCTCCTAAACGAAAAGCCCACACAAACCCAGACTGCCGATGTGTTTCCTGCAAGGCACGCCGTAGGAGCCAAGAAGCCCTCACTATCTCAACAGGAGCTGGAGGGGTACTCTTGGATCCCCCGACCAAGGAACCTCAGGTAGGTCTAACTATCAATGATATCAACCACCGCGAAAGGGTGGCCGAGTGGGTCAGGCTTAGGGATGCTGAATCAAACATTACTAACAAAGAAGTTGCCAGACGCCTTGGCATCAGTAGCTCAGCCTTATCAGACTCAATCTCAAGGGGTATGAAGGAGGGTTGGCTCAAGCTCACTGACCCAATGGACCAGGTTGAGCACTTACTCATCCCAAAGGTAGTCGACAATCTCAACTTCTTCTTAGACGCCAAAGACCCCAAGGTTACTATAGAAACCGCTAAGGGTACACTCTTTAAAGTATTCCAAGAATCTAAGGGAATCTCAGAAGCTCAGCAGACAGTTCTAGCATTAAAAATTGAGTATCCAGAAGGCAGTCCGATGAGTGCCACGGGTAAAATCGTAGGTAGACCAAGGATAGTAGAGGGTGAGGTTTTAAAAAATGACTAACTTTGATGATTTTGAAGGCTTTGTAGATTACTTTTGGCATCTATACGAATCTATCGTACTGATCCTAGACTAACTACATCGTTCGATCATATCAACTTGCAGCGTCCGTCCCATTAAATGGGATCTCATCATCATAGGAGTAAGCAATGGTGATACTAGAATTCATAATAATAGGACTGATGCTGGCAGTCATCGCCTATTTTTGTAAACTGCTAAAAGGAGTAGAGAGAATAATGGCAACACTTGCAGAAGTTAATGCTGCCCTAGATAAGGTAGCATCAGGAGTAGATGGACTAGAAGCCCAGATTGCAGACCTTAAGGCTAAGGTAGCAGCTGGTAGTGCCGTCACACAGGCAGATCTAGATGCCCTAGCAGATCGAGTATCAGCAGTATCAGCTGATATCTCAGACACATCTGACCAGGGCCCAGCGTAAGCAATACCGGGGCCAGCTCGTCTGGTCCCTTTTTTGAGATATAAGACATGCCTTACGACGAGGTAATGCACAAATTTAAGCACGGAGACCTTCACTCTGGTTCCAAAAGTGGGCCAAAGGTAAAGTCTCGTAAGCAGGCCATCGCAATCATGATGAGTGAGAAGCGAGAGGCTGCTGGTGGCAAGAAGGAATACAAGTCCAACGCTGCTGTGGATGGACTCAAAAGACACAAGGCTAAGAGTAAAGACTAATGGCAAATAAAACTTCACATGACGTTTCTCCTTCCAAGGAATCATTCCCAAAGAAAACCAAGGGCGAGTCGTTCGATGAGGCTATGAATAAGCCAAACGATCCAAAGAAGCGTTATTCACCAGAATCATCCAACGTCACATATGATTACTGCAATGAAGACGTAGAAGATTACGCCGACTACTACCTTCACAGTAAAAAGAACGGCTACGAAGACTAATGCCAAAATGGTTAAACTTCCCTCCTGAGAAGTTCTATGGCCAGCCAGACCAGCAAGCATTCCTAGCTGCACGTCGCCTACGTTGGTGTAAGACCTGCATGAAGGTCTACAATTCCCCGCCACATCCAATCTGCCCCAATTGTACCATTAAAGGTATACGTCTCTATGACAAACTAACAATCATAGCAGGCAGACGATGGGGCAAATCACGTATAGGTAGCATAGCAGGAACCGAAGAAGCTTGCATCCCAAACACCATTGGTTGGGCCTGTGCTCCTACAAATCCAAAACTCCACCGCTATGTCATACCAGCATTCCAACAACTCATCCCAAATGAATGGGTCAAGGACTGGAGCAGCGAATTCAATGATCTACGTCTCAAGAATGGCTCACTCATTCACTTTCAAACCCTTGAGGACCCAGATCAAGGTCGAGGACAGGGCCTAGACTGGTTATGGATCGATGAAATATGTGAACTCACTAAAGCCCATTGGGATGTCATCCGACCTTCCCTTGGAGACAAACTGGGAGTTGCGTTTTTCACGACCTCTCCACGCGGATATGATTGGGTCTACAAAGAATTATATAAACCCGCCATTGAAAACGAACCCGGTTACTGGGGCCTGCATACCAAAACCTCTGACAATCCCGTCTTTCAAACTCCAGAAGGACTAGAGTTCCTTGCCCGAGAAAAAAGAAGTATGTCGGACACTATGTACCGTCAAGAATACGAAGCGGACTTCGTTATATTCCAGGGCGCGGTATACGGCACATTGGTTGGTCCCCAGGTGCTCGAATCAGATGAGGCTATTAGACAAATCATACCAGAATGGCCCGAAATTGCCAATTGGAGACAAGTTCTGGTGGGCATTGATACCGGAGCCGATCACCCTTTTGGAGCGGTAAAATTAGTAACCACTGAGAAGGGCTTAGTAGTAGTTGGTGAATATTTGGAGCGTCATAAGTCGTTCTTAGAACACAAACACGAACTTCTAAGACTTGCTGGTAGCCCAAACACCAAGTGGAGTCTAAATAAAAACGAACTCCAACCCCGCATTGAACTTGCTCAAGCTCCAGATCGCATCATCTGTCAAGCTGCAGAAAACGATATCGTTGCTGGCACCGAAAGAGTTAAATCTTGGCTACATCAACGCCAACTCTTCTTCGTAGCCAGTCGCTGCCCACAAACTATAGAGCAAATGAAATCCTATAGGTGGGCTGAAAACACTTCACCAAAGGACTCATCAAAGCGAACTGAGAAGGTCTACAAGAAGGACGATGAACTTCCAGACTGCATCCGTTACGCAGTAATGACCTACCCATTGCTTCCAAATCCAGTCCTAAACACCGACACCAGACGTGATATCTCAAAGTTCCCAGACGAGCAAAGAGCCGTCATAGAACGTATGAGACGTCTAGACAACCCCAAAGAAGAACCTCCAACAATCACAGGTGACTTTTGGCAGTAACTGCATTAAGAACTACAACTATAACATATAGTGGAGATGTCTCTGGCACTGAGACTCTCACAGCAGCCTCCAACGCTGCGTCACCTGGATCAGTAGAAATAAAAACTCTATCTTCAGGTTTCAACACCATTACAGTACCAACTGGTGGAACTACAGTTACCGCCTGCACCATAGTGCCCCCAACAGGTAACACCACCTCTATTATTGTTAAGGGTATAACAGGTGACACCGGGATTCGTATCCACAACACCGACCCAACCACCATTGCTATAGATTCCTCAGTTACTGCTATTGGCTTAACAGCCGGTGCTGGTATCACTGGAGTAAGGTTTTACTGGTCCTAATATGGATGTTTATAGAGACGTACTTATAGAAAATATATATAAGTCTAACTTCAGACCTAAGACTATAGATGATTTAAATAAAATAGAACTAGGACCATCTGAACGTATAATTAGACCATTTATAAGTAATTACGTTCCACCGGTTCAACCTGATAGATTCAAAGATGCTTTTGCTAAATATAACAGGTTAGCTGCTCTTAATGTTAAAAAGAACCCATGGTATAAACCTGTAATAAAAAATAGGTGGGATAAGTTCCGCTACGATCTTCATCTAAAGCTAATTGAATGGAAAGTTATAATCTAAATGTGGCTCCCAACCCGCGCATTCGAACTCTTCCGAATCTCCCAGGATACTGTGACTGACCTACGCACCGAACTAGCATCCACTAAAGCTGAGCGAGACACACTAAAGCACCAACTCTCCACCCTCCAAGTCAACTTCGATTGGCTCCGCATGCAAGTCAACACCCTCCAGCTTGAACGCACAGCTCTCCTAGAGAAAGCCTACAATATAAAGCTCCCAGCACCTGAAATAGCACGCACTCCAGTCATGGGCCAAGACATCAAGATGGAAGATTTCAACTTCGAAGACATCGGTGATAAGTTAGCTAAGCAATACGGTTTCCCAGCATACGATAACAAGCAGTAATGCCTGATATTGCTCCAAACACCTTTAGCGTAGGCGCTCAGCCAGGACTCCCGCCAGGGGGTTCATTTGAGCAGTCTACAGGCCAAATGCCTATAGCTAAAGCAGATCCCTACAACGAACAACGTCTCCTTGACATGTTTGATACACTCAAACGTGAATCCATTGAATACAGATGGATTTGGGAACGTGAATGGCTACGAGACCTCTACTACGTAGGCAACAGACAATGGATCTTCTTCCATCCCACTCGTCGGGAGTGGGTGGATAAACGTCTACAAAAATGGATCCCACGTCCAGTCACTAATAAGATGGCTGAGACCCTACAGGCCATTCGCACCAATCTAGGTGCAATCAACCTCCAGGTAGTTGTAAGGCCAATAGGAAACGATCCAAAAAGCATAGCCGCCGCAGAAGTCTCAGATCAAGTCGCCCCCCTAATCCATGAAGAACACATGATGGATCAGGTCATGAGAGAGGCTGACTTCTGGCTTATCTGCACAGGTAACGCCGTACTCCAGACTAGCTGGGACAAGGACACCCGCACCAATATGGTGTTCATCCCAAATGAACAATGCCTATCGTGTGGAGCTGTAGTTCCACCTCAGGCTGTTGTTCAAGCCGGTCAGAAGTGTCCAAACTGTGGTAGTCCTCAGCTCCAACCAGCAGTTGGCCCAGATGGTAAACCCTCTGGTCAATACATGCCATTTGGAAAGGGTAAAACCACAGCCCTATCCCCATTTGAATACGCTTTCGCCCCAAACATCACCCGCTGGGACGATCTACCTTATCTAATAAGGCTCCGGTGGCGTGATAAACACTGGTTTGAAGCCAACAAACCTGAACTCATTGGAAAGATTACATGGGAAAAGTCTCCAAGTGATCGTTCCATGCAGATTTATAAATCCCTCGCCTTAGCAAATGACGTAGGAACAGGTGCTCAATTTGCCTATCTAGGCTCCTCTGGCTCTCACACGGTCGAGGGAGTCACTGAGTACGAGCTTTGGATGAAACCAACCCCCGATTACCCAGAGGGTTTGGTCATGAGAGTCCTTGGAGATAAGAGCCCAGTTCTGTTAAACGCAGAAGAAGAAGGCATTCCAGGTCCAATTCCATACAAAGACATAGAAGGAAATCCACTCTTCCCATTCTCCCACGCCCAATACGAACACATGGGTGGAAGATTGCTTGGAAGATCTGCTATTTCCCCACTTATCACCAAGCAAGACCAGTTAAACCAGCTCGATTCACTCATTCAACTCATCATCCAAAGGATGGCTAACCCAGTTTGGGTAGTCCCAGAGGGTGCTGGAGTTGAACATTTCACTGGTGAGCCTGGCCTGGTAATGAAATGGAACCCGCTAGCAGTGGGTGGACAGGGAAAACCAGAGCGATTAGGTGGTCAAGAGGTCCCAACCTCCCTATGGCAGCTCAGAGAGCAGATTCTAACAGACATAGAAGAACTCTCCGGTGCCTTCGATATCATCAAAGGACAAAAACCATCTGGAGTTGAAGCCTTCAGTGCCCTCCAGCTCCTAGTTGAACGCTCACAATCACGTTTTACCTCTGTTTTCCAAGCCAGGGGCGAGATGTACCGTCGTTGGTACTCTCTAGCTCTTGAAATGGAGCGTCAATTTGGCCCACAGCAGCGTGTTTGGGCAGCAATTGGAGCAAATAGAGGCTATACCTTCCAACAATTTGAAAACGCACAGCTTCAATCTCAAGTTGTTGTCAAAATCGAAGACGGAAGTCAGATGCCCAAGACAGCTTTGGGTAAAAGAGCAGCAATTGAGCAGGCAAATCAGCTCGGACTCCTAAATCCAGCTGATCCCGACCAACGATATGCCCTTTTAACACAATTTGGCCTCTCCGACCTCTCTCCATCACTAGATATTCACGTCCAAGCAGCCCTTCAGCTCCAGGATGCCTTCGAAAGGTGGGTAAAACAGCCAGTTGGACCTTCTCCACTCACTATTAAGGCTTGGTTTGATCCAATGATCCACTTTAATGAACGAATTAAGTGGTTAAATAGCGATAGGATGAGAGATCTCATGGCAACCAACCCAATAGTTGAGCAAATTGTCACAGCACACCTCATGCAGCTCCAAATGCTCATGGCACCACCAGTAGTAGAAGGTGAGGAGGGCCAACCCCAGGGTAAACCACCACAAGGCGGAGCTAAAGCCATGACAAACAGTAATCAAAATTCCGGCAGTCCAGTTAGTGGGCAGCCGAAAGGGACCGGACAAGCTACGGCCCAAAAAGTGGGGCCAGCTTAGTCCCCAACGCCCGCTCCTTGCGTCCTAGGAGCAACTCCACGCGGAACTTGACCGCGAAACCAAAGGTAGAGTAATGTCAGAAAACGTCAACGTATCCGCTGAGCCGACAGCGACACCATCGGCAGCTCCCGCACCAGCACAGAGTGCTCCCGCTGCTCCAGTATCAGCGACACCAAATACTGCCGCCCCTGCAGCGACACCGCAGGTACCTGATGGGTATGTCCCGTCATACCGCATCCGTGAAACCCGTGAATCAGCAATCCGAGAAGCTCAGGAACATTATGAGGCTCAGATGGCTCAGATTCGACAGGAAGCGGAGCAGTACCGTAATCAGCTCCATGCTCTAGTGGGCGCTCAACGTCCACAGAACACAGAAGCCGACGCCGTAAAACAACAGTTCTATGAGCTGTTCCCTAAGCTACGACAGCTTGAGGAAAACGGCGACGATCTCTTAGCTCTTCGTGAAAGAGCTGGTGACTTAGAGGCCCAGAATAAGCACTACTGGAACAGCTATGCCAACCAGACAATGGATAGACTCTATAGCCGTGCAACAGAAGTCCTAGGTGGGCCATTGAATGAGGAAGGTAGGGATTACCTACACTCAGCATTCACTGGATTCGTCTCATCTTCGCCTGAACGTACTGCACGATATGGAAGTGACCCAGGGATCGTAGAAGACTTCTTGCGAGCATTCACGTCCAACTTCATTGACCCAGCTCGTCGTTCAGCTTCTGCAACAGTAGCCAATAGGGTGGCTGGTGCTCCTAATGTCCCTCAGGACACCCCAGGTGGGGGTCTCAGACCGGCTTCAGGACCGCAACCAACCAACCTAGACGAACGGGCTCAAGCAGCTTGGGCACTCTACCAACAAACAGCCAAGCCCTAACCACTAAGTGGAAGGGGTTGCATAGGTAACACAAATGCTTTGTGCATCCATGCGCTGGCTTGTACAGTTTACTCAGTCACCCGACGGTAAGCTGTGGGCCGGTGCAGACAAACAAGCCCTCGACGCAATCTTCAAGGAAGTCTTTGAGGAAGGTGTAGCCGATGGCGTAAACAACAAAAATCCCCTAAGGGACATAATCAAGACCGAGAAAGTCCCATTCAGGGGTCGTGAGATTGTAAGACTATCTCATACCTCACGTAACATCTCTCCCATGTTCTCTGGTGAGGACACCCTTCTGGCCGACGCAGGACAGCAGGGCTACTCACGGATGTTCGTTGATCAGCGCAAGCTGACTTCGCGCATCAGGATGACCTGGGAAGTTATGCAGGACTCAACCTCGAACGAGGGCGCTTTCATCAGTGCTCGTAAGTCCGAGATGCAGTACCTGATTGACGACATGGCTCGCCGGGATGAGTACGCACTCAACTCAGACGGCCGTGGTGTTTTGGCATTCCTTAATGGTACACCATCCACAACTGCAGTAGCTGTGGACAACCCAGGCGGAATTACCAACGCAAACTTCGGTAACCGCTTTGGCTCAACCGGTATGTTCATCGGGGCAGTCAACCCAAACACGGGTGCCCTCCGAACTTCCATCCGGAAGATCACAGCAACTCCAGCAGCAGGAACTACATTCACTGTTGACGCCGCAACCTTCACTGGCTGGGCAGACAATGACTACGTGGTTCAGGTTGCAAACTCAGCAGTCACTGACGTTCTCGACTCTTCGTATGAGCACGCCTGGTGGGGCTTGATGGCTCTAGTTGATGACGGCACATACCGTGCATCATACTTCGGCCTAGACCGGACATCAGTTCCGGCCTACTCAAGCTACGTAACTGCATCAACCGGTGCCCTCTCAACCGACCTGATTCAGCGTGTAAGTGACGTTGTTGACCAGAAGTTGAATGGCAAGATCAGCATGATCCTAGCCCATCACTCAACTCGTCGGCTAGTCATTCAGCTAACTGACTCAGATCGTCGGTATACACAGGCAGCCCTATTGCGGCCAGATCCAGCCACGGTAGCATTCAAGCAGGGAGACGTTCCATTCGGTGACGTCCCTGTTAGGGCGCTCCGTGACTTCCCACTGGACGTAATGGCCTTCCTAGACCTTCAGAACGCAGGCTTCAAGGAATATGTAAGTGAGCCTGGTAAGTGGGTCGATGAGGATGGAAACGTGCTGTGGCGTGTCGGAACAGGTACGTCGGCTCGTGATGCCTTCGAAGCATGGTACAGGATGAGGAAGCAGTACTTCCTTGAGTATCCTGCATACTGCGCTCGACTAGATGGAATCACTGGTCAGTCGCTTGTTGTTCAGAGAGCTGCTGGTTCATAAACCTAACGCTCGGTGGTGGATCATCATTGTGGTGGTCCACCATCATTTTAAGGAATTTAAATGGAATACGTTACAATCGTAAATCGCACCAAGCGAGTTCTAGAAGGTACCTGGGATGGACGCACCTATCAGGTCCAGCCCGGAGAAACCCCAAATCTACCATTAGCAATCGCAGAAGCCATCAAACGTCGGAACCCAATTATGGGCTCAGACGACTACACAACTGGAGCCCTTCAGTATCTGGTTGCTATCAAGGAACAGGGCGACCCAACTGAACCAGTAGAGCAGTCTAAGGAGATTGAATTATTCAGTTCACGACGGCTGCGGGGAGCTGTTCCAGTTGTAGTTATCCCAGGTGCTGGTGGCCTCTACACACGCAACGACACCAATCCAGGCATTACAGGTCCTGGGAGTGTCGATGTGGTTGGCTTCGAGAAGCCCTAATGGTTAACTATATCCCTGATCAGAATAAGTTCAATCTAGCTGGTCCACCTAAATGGTGGCTCTCCAAGTTATGGGACTTCGACAATTCCTTGGTAGTTATACCAAGCAGGCAGGGATTTATTTATCGTCTAGCTCAGCGCAGGAAGCCAAGCCTTCAGGCTAACATTGTAAATGATGCTCTCTTCAAGGAGAGCGACACAAGGATGTTGGCGAGATACGGCTTGATTCCAGTCACTACCATCCTAGCCACAGCAAACTGGAGTAACCCCTACCTGTTCGAAGAGCTTCGTAGACGCGCTCCATGGCGCTTAGGTGGACATGAGAAGGTCAACGCCATGTTGGAGGCCCAGGACGCACAGGATGAACTCGATAAACGTGCCCAAACTGATTCTCACCTAACTAGTCTCAGCAAGGACGCTTGGAATCTATACAACAAGAAAATCGGCCTCCGCTCACAAATGTACTCTCCCAAAACGATCCACACCCGTTAAGGTGCTGGGGCTGACCATCACCAGTCTAAATTGTGATGGCGTTACCCCACGAATGGGGCGAGATATAACACAATGGCTGTATCAGTACAAAACGCCAACCTCGTAAGACAGAAGGCATACAATGCCGTCTATTCACCCCTTGGCTCCTCAACGAGCGCAGTTAGCCCATATCACTTCTATGCGATAAAGGCTTTCTTCCTTCACTGGGCTGCCAACAAGGGCAACCTCGATCTTCAGTTCATTCCATACTCGGCTGAGCAGGCAGTCACTAACCCAGGTGTTGATTTGACAACTGGTGCTGGCACTCTCTACGTGTGGTATGCAAAGGCTCGTAGGACGACAGGCACAACCGCATCGTTCCAGGCACTGCATGATGCTGCAGACAACGCACTGACAACCACAACTGTGGCAACTCAGAAGATCAACGCAGTAGGTCAGCAGTTCATCTTGGTTCACCCAAATGGAGTAGCATTCGCTACCAGCTTGACCATCTCAGCTGCAACAGCTGTTGGTGGTGCAACTGAATCGTCAGCTGCAGACGCAACTGACGGTTTCGTAATCGTAGGCGCATAATGGCAACTATAAGTTACGATGATTTTACAGTTGGAGATGCATCTACTTTACTAGTTCATACTGCTATTACTGCTGGTGAATTTGTTACTTTAGTGTCAATAAGTGGAGTTTCTACAATTGTTGGTTGGTATGATGGGACTGGTACTGTAATAAAGGGTGCTAAGGTTCTATCTGAAAAATCAGCTCAAACAGTTGTAGGTCCACTTGCTTCAGGTGATAAAATCTACTTGCATTCAGCAATGTCAACTGCAAGAGTAACTGTAGGACACGTTAGGGTTTAACCTACATCTGGTTCAGCAGACCTTCCTCCTTAGCTACCGGAGACCCCCACAGCTGAACATGTGGGGAGTCCCAAGGTAGAGAGACTTAATAAAAAATGCCTATTCAATTTATTGTTCGTAGATCTAGTGTCTTCCCAGCAACTGCAAAGGCAGGTGCATCCCCATTCTACGTAGATTCTGATGACAATACAATAAAAACAAACACAGCAGCTACTGGTACGACTGAAGCTGAAATTTTACAGCATGGTGTCATAGCAGCTGGTTCGGCTTTAACTCTCACCAAAGCAGCGCATGAGGGTCGTGTTATTGCACTTGATACACTCGCAGGTTCAACAGTAACTCTACCGACTTCAAGCGGCTCAGGTGCGATTTATCGCTTTGTTGTATCAGTATTAGCTACTTCCAACAGTCATATTGTTAAGGTTGGAAATGCCACTGATATTATACAAGGTGTTTTAAATACTATTGATACCGACACAGCTGGTACTACCACTGGCTGGGCTACTGCTGCTACCGATGACACTATCACTCTCAACCGTACAACCACTGGCTCAGCAATGAGAGGTGAGTGGTTTGAGATTATAGATATCGCATCAGGCGTTTTCGTGGTTCGTGGTCAGGTTGCTAATACAGGTGTTGGCGCAACTCCATTTAGTGCAACTGTCTAATAATAGTATGGAGACAAAATAATAAATGGCACAGACTACAAGTAGGGTAACTCTTTCAAATACAGATCAGACGATCTTTACTGCAACTACCAATGGTACTAAGTTTTATTGGTGGAATGTTAGTGATGATATCACTATGTTGAGTCAGTATCGTAGTGGAGCACTTATTCAATCAGGGGCTCTTACTACAGAAGGTGGAAGTGGATCATTTACACTCCAATCTGGAGATACTGTAAATGGTATTACTCCAGGTAGTTATGTATTCATTGATTATATCACTGTAGTCTAATAGAAGGGGACTTCGGTCCCCTCTCTTTTAAGGAATATAATGGCAAGTACTCACGTAAATCAGCCCGTTCCAACCTCTGGAGCAAATGCAGTCGCCTCGACCCTTACTGCTGGTATCATTTTTCCATCCGCCTCCCGAACAAATGCTACCTACAACTCAGATGAGTTGTTCAATCCTTGTGCTAAGGGTGTGCGGCTTTATATAGACATCACTAACGTTGGTGGTGCTGGAACTCTAGTAGTTAAGATTCAAACTAGGGATCCATTAACTGATACTTGGGTGGATGTGAAAGCAGCCACGACTTCTGTTGCTACTCCCTTTGCATCTGTTCAGACTAAAACTCTTACAGTCTATCCAGGCATTACAGTAGCAGCTGGCGATGCAACAACTAGTACTGAAATTAGTAACTTCGTTTCTACAAACTGGCGTGTAGTAGCTATAGTTGGTGTTAATGCTGTTTCATTCTCAGTCGGTGCAGAATACCTTCTCTAATGCTCCGCATCTACGAAGCTGGCACCAACCTATCCTTCTCAACCGACGAAGACCTTACCCTCCATGTATCCGACCCACACTTCACACGCTGGCAGTTATTCTATAGGTTCATAAGGCGACAATGGCATATGTTAGTGGACGGATATTCGCGGGCAAAAATGCGTTGCTCACAACTACTGCACAGGCAATAGATACCCAAACACCCAATTGTCGAGAAGCCCTAATCCAATCTGACCCATCAAACACTACTAACGTTATAGTCGGAAGTGCTAGTGAGCAGCATATAGTATTAATTCCAGGACAGGCTGTTACTATTCCAATCATCTCATTATCCCTTGTATATGCAAAGATGGCTAGTGGGACAGGTCAAGTGAATTGGCTAACTAGAGACTAAGATGCCTCTACTATTCCTATCTGGCCCATCCATAGCTGAGGCCATTTCAGGTAACACAGCTGGAACTCCATCTACAATTGGTGGAGGACTCTATGTTCTGGCTGGTGGAAGTAACATCACCCTATCCCAGGATGGCAGTACTGTCTCCATCATAGGCGGGGCTGGTGGCGGGGGTGGAAGTTTAAACATAAGTGCAGGCACCACATCCAACAACCTCACAGCTGTTACTTTCAGTAATAGCAATGGAGTTAGCTTTGGTCTAAACGCTAGCACCCTAACAGCCTCTGTAGCTACCTCACTTACCAACATCAAAGTAAGTGCAGGCACCACAAGTGGTAATAGGTCAGATCTCACCTTCTCTGACTCAAACGGAATTAGCTTTGGCCTAAATACAAATGGTATAATCACAGCCACAGTCAAAACTGACTACCTAACCAGCCAAAGCAACCAGAATGTCACAGCTGCAAACGGCGGCTTCGCGTTCCAAACACTCTCATTTAGTAACGCCAACAATTTCAGCTTTGGAACATCTGCTGGCTCAGCAATCACTGGTTCCTACACAGTTCCAACAGTCACCAACAGCTCATGGACGGTTAGCGACGCCGCCACTAGCGGGACAGTAGCCAGACTAGCATTCACTAACCTAAATGGCATCACCCTTTCACTATCGAGTGGGGCTGGTGGCTCACATACCATAGTTGGCTCTCACAACGCCCTAACTTCTCAATCCACTGATTTCAACGCCATCACCTTAGGTGGTAACACAGCTGGCACTACTACCTTCCACGCAACCAACAATAACACTATCTTCCTACATGGTGGAGCAAACATCACCTTGAGCGGAAATGGCTCATCCATCACCATCTCAGGTGGAGCTGGCGGTGGTGGGATAACTAACATTAATCTCAGTGCAGGAACTACCTCTAATAACTTATCAGCCTTTACTCTAAGTAACAGCAACAACGTCTCGTTTGGCCTGAACGGTTCTACAGTCACAGCCACCGCCTCATTTAACCAAACCAATCAGTCAGCCATCAAAGCCTTCGGAGCTACCAACACAGGCAACACAGCAGGAAACACTGGAGTATCAACTGGTATAGACTGGGTCATAGCAGGCACAGACAACATCACAGTAAGTGAATCTACAGTAGCTGGTGGTCCAAACACCCTCTGGCTATCAGCTCCAGCTGGTGGTGGTGGGGCTACCCTCTCTGGTTCTTGGATACATCCCCCTGGTGGAAATAGCGCAACAGTGCAAGTTGCAAGCGTCAACCATGTATGGTTCCCTTGGCTTGTTCAACAAAATTTGAGCATCTCACGAATTAATCATTTCATTTGGCTCTCACTATCAACTTCATCGAACTCCAGCCATAGAGGAACCATCAGCTTCGAGATTGGTATCTACACAAGAACAGGCTCAACATTATCCAGGGCGTCGTCTGGGTCACAGTCTTACGCTTGGACAAATACATCCAATAACTCTACAGCGAACCTAAGCAATCTCAAGATGGTATCCATTCCAGTTAACGCCAACCTGACCCCAGGAGAATATTGGATTGCATTCAAATCAACTACTTCATCAGGTAATGCCAACTGGTTTACAGCATCCAATCTTGCTGTGTCTTATTTTGGTCTGAACTTCGTTGGTTCCTTTTTATCAGCTTCCAATGCTTCAAATCAGGTTTACCCAGGCTGGGGCTTGAACAGTCAGGGCCTTGCTGCATCCGTAGCTTTCAGTAACATAACTGGTGCTAACAATGCTACACAACTACGAATTCCTGTGCTAAATGTTGTAAATTACACCGTCTAATGATTAATGCTTTTGTCGTAGCTATAAGTCCTAAGGTCATTGGGGGTGATGACACCTCCATCATTATTGAAATGGATGTCTTATTTACGAACGAAGGATCTCAGTATCACGTAGGAGTTCCACTGAGTATATCCGACGCTGACTCTCCTACTACGTTGACTTCAAAAATTGTGAGCGCTGTGAAGACGACGGCTACTTCCCTTGGGATATCCTTGGCGGGGGCGTCCATTATGATATTTTCGACTCCAACGGCTGCTCTCATCATTTAGTATGAACCCACAACTCGTCGTACAAGATCTAGGTGGCTACCACAACTCAGATGTAGCGAAAACCGAAGCTCGCCTCATAAAAGGTGGCTCATGGAAGCATCAGCGTATTATAGTCATCCTACCAGCTAGCACTATGATTCCGGCCAAAGCAGCCCTCTCTCACTGGAATCTAGCCTTCCCACCAAACAACGGTGTTGTGCGAATCTTAGCACAAGGTATGGAAGTAGGAGATGCCTATACATCAGCTATAGAACAAATTCTAGCTCATCCTGAACTCTCAAAATGGGAATACATCCTCACAATCGAACATGACAACCTCCCACCCCCAGATGGAGTAATTAGCTTAGTTCAACAGATGGAAGCTCACCCAGAACTCTCCTGCATAGGTGGCCTCTACTTTACCAAGGGTGAAGGTGGGGTGGCGCAAATCTGGGGCGACCCGAGGGATCCAGTTCTTAACTTCCGCCCTCAACTCCCAGTCCCAGAACAACTAGTAGAATGCTGTGGAACCGGGATGGGCTTTAACCTCTGGCGTCTAAAGATGTTCAAGGACCCCAAACTACGTAAGCCATGGTTTAAAACAATTGCTGGCAAAGAAGGCATTGGCACCCAAGACCTCTATGCATGGGGAGACTTCAGAAAACATGGCTACCGCTGCGCCATTGACTGCAATGTGCGAGTAGGACACTTGGATGCAGAAAGCGACATCGTATGGTAAGGAGAATATGGCTCGTAAACGAAAAACGGAACCGGAACTACTCAAGCTCGACTTCGGATGTGGCCCTCACAAGCGTGATGGATTCAAAGGGGTAGATTGCATAGATTTCAAGGGTGTAGATTACGTAGTAGACCTAACCAAACTCCCATGGCCCTGGCCTGACAATTCAGTCTCAGAAGCCCATGCCTCTCACTTCCTTGAACACCTGACAGCACCCCAACGTATTGACTTCTGTAATGAACTATATCGCATCCTAGTCCCAAATGGGGTCTGTACAATAATAGTTCCACACTGGGCCTCCTGTCGCGCTTATGGTGACTTAACCCATCAGTGGCCCCCCGTGAGTGAGTTCTGGTTTTACTACCTAAACAAGGACTGGCGAGCAGCCAACGCCCCCCACAATGACAAATATAACTGCCACTTCGAAGCCCAATGGGGATACTCTCTCAGAGATGATCTCTTAGTAAGAAACCAGGAATACCAACAGTTTGCAATTACTAACCACAAGGAAGCTTGTCAGGATATAATTGCTACTCTAACTAAAAGATAATGCCAACAGCCACCACAACCGGCAAGCTCGAAACCCTAGCCCGCCAGCGACTAATAGAAATTACGCCCCGCTTCTGGACTTCTGCTGAGCTTATAGATATAATAGTAGCCTGCTACAAGGATCTATGGCGTGATATTGTTGACCTAAAGCAAGAACACTTCCTAACCATAGACAACACCAACGTCACCTACGCAGCTAACTCAACCTCTCTAAGTGGCGTCCCTACCGACGTTCACAAGATCTACATGATCGAGGCCAGAGACCTAACCACCAACAGTGCCAACCAAGGGATAGTATTTAAGCCTCTAGATTATAACCATAAAGACTTCCAGCTAGCTCGCTCCAGGGAAGCAATAGATCCATCCAACGACACCATCTACTACTCCATTAGTAGCCAAGGTGCTCCAGTTGGTGCCCCTACAATCCTTTGCGCCCCTAAGGTAACCAGTGTAGTAAACATCAGCTTCTGCTACGTCCCGGTGCTTGGAGAATTCCTCTCATCCACCCCAATTCCCATTCCAGGGGAAGCTGATAATGCAGTTGTAGCTTGGACCGTAGCCTACGCCCGCGCTAAGGAGCGAGATGACCGTAGTCCTGATCCAAACTGGCTAGCAGTATATGCCACCGAGAAACAACACCTTCTAGAATCTCTAGGTCTCCGTCAGTATCAGGAACCGCTGATAACTGACGCCTTCTTCGCGGAATATTGGTAAATGCCTGGCAAACTTAACGTCTTCAATCTAGGTGAACTTGGGGTAAATGTAGATAAATCCCCCATCCACACCGATGATGGAGAACTACGTAGCGCCAAGAATGCCATTCAAGACCCATTTGGTGTAGCTGGGGGTATCAGGAAGCGTCCTGGACTAATAAAACTTAACAGCACTGCTGGGGCTGGAAGCATCCTTGGTGGAATTGGAGTACCACTATTAGATCAGTTTAGTGCTTCTACTAGTGTTCATAATTTTTATTTTGCTCGACGAGCCGCTGCAGGCTGGAGAGGATCATCAGATAATTGGGCTACTGGCTCCAATACAACTGGAGTACCTGCAGCACTTAGATCCTCTGCCTTATCGCCTGTATCTGATTTTAATGTTGGCACTAGTCACAATGGCCATCCAGGATGTGTCTATAATAATAGACTTTATTATGCAGGAAACGATTTTACAGCTGGAACAACTGATCCAACAATTAGAATATTTGATGGAGCTGTAGATCAACTTCTTACTCGTATTCCATATAATCCTGATGTAGGAGTAGGCACCCGATCACGTGGTGTTGTTACAATGATTGCTGCAAACAATACTATATATGTAGCAACATTAGATGGTGGAACTACTGATGCTGACTTCAGAGGTAGGGTTTTTCAACTAAATCCAGACACAGGACAATTAACACAATTAGGAACTACTATCGCCACCGGACATGTTCCATATTCTCTGTGTTTTTGGTTAGGTAAATTATGGGTAGGTACAGCTAGAAGAACACATACCAACTTAGCTAATGTGTACTGGATTCGTCCTCTAGTTGACACAGTATGGACATTTGATGTGACCATGCCTACTGGACTATTTATTATTCCACAAATGGTCACATACAGAGGTGAACTTTATGCTTGTACAGTGACAAATTCTGCTGTAAATAATCCTCAAATTAGAAAACGAACAACCTTAGGTGTATGGAGTCAATCACAAGCATATGGTGCTGCTGCCGATAACGATGGAATCCAGTCACTAGCTGAATTTAATGGTAACCTATATGCAGGTACCGAAACTGGAACAACTGTCATAGTCAAGTTTGATGGAACTTCATGGACAAGCGTATATATTGCAGGTACGACGGGAGAATATAATAATATGTATGTTCACAACGGACGCCTGTATGTAAGTAATGGAACTACCTCTGGTGGCAGTACAGGCGACCTTGTAAGCAGTGCAGACGGATCAGTCTGGACCGATCACGTATCAGCACTAAATGGTGATGAAGGTCAGGGTGTATTTGTGGCACTTGTATCATAATGGCTTTTACACTTATTCAAGCTGGAACCTCACTACAATTCGTTAGTACATCTGGAGTAGTATCTACTCTGA